TGTTTCCAATGTTAAGCCAATGTTAAGAAATTGTTAAGTAATTGTTAAGGGCAAATTTAACATTTAGTTAACTTCAGTACATGTACATTTGCAAGATGGACACAAAACACCAAAATGTCAGATTTCCCCTACACCATGTAAGGAAACACCTACACACCCAAAATCCAAGCATACACCCCCTATTGAATTGCCACCCCTATTAAATTCATAGGGTATTAAATTTATAAAAGGGGGTATTGAATTGCTTATCTTGACAACAATATAAGTGTAAGTAAAAATAAAATTCCTGTTGTTAAACTTATCATCTATTTAATTTTTAAGTTGGTCAAAATCAAAATCGTATGTTTCCTCAAGTAGTATGCAGTATGCAACCTGCGCAACATTTGTACATTCTATTTCCAAACTGCTCCAATCGTACACATTGTATTCCTTCATTATGTCGAGGCAATCAGAATAGTATATACATTCATTGTCTATTTCTTCAATTATGAATGTGCGAAGCTCATCTTCATTTGCTATTGAATTATCCGACATCATATACAATATATCGTCTTTCAATCCTTCTTTCCATTTATATTTATCAAATCCCATCTGTATTTATTTATGTGTTAATTTATATGCAATGATTATCCTTGTGTGCAATGATTATCCTTGCGTTAATGATTATCCTCTATTTCCTTATCTATACTATTCTTATATAATTGTTGCATTTCTGCATTACCTTGTTTTACCATGTGTATCCAAGTGCCCAAATCTTTATAAAAGTTATCTATATTGAACACAAGCATTTTTGTTTCATTAATATCGCCATATTCAACATATAACTCTCCGTCTGATTGGTGCAACGATATCGTATCATGTATATATATGGTGTCTTTGCAGATACGCTCATTTTCTATTGTCGTGTCAATTTCCTTAATCAAATGCTTTGCAAGTGCATCATCTTTTATTTGCTCAATATAATCTTTGCAATTTTCTAATACTGTTAATACTTCGTTATTCATTTTATATTTATTTTTATGTTATTTATATCTGAATATAGGTCATACCCTAAACTTTCAATATGCTCATTGTTTTTATCGAACTTATCGTAAACAATACCCTCAATATCATATTTTACTTGAATGTAATTGCCATTTTGTAATTCTATTATTCTGTATTCACTTTCCATTTGTATTTATTTTTATGTTCAATACAAACATACGAAGCCTAATGTTACCCAATGTTAAGCCAATGTTAAGTAATTGTAAAATATTTACTATCTTTGTAGTATCATGTTTAAAGGCAAATATATGTATAAATGGAACAAAGAAGGGGATATCGAAATCGTACCCCAAGAACAACAGGGTATTGAATTCACAGAAGGGGGTATTGAATTCACAGAGGAAGAAACCCCTATTAAATTCACAAGGAAGGAGACACCAATCTTTACAGGTGTATTAAATTATTTTCCCGATGCAATTCGAGAAGTTGCAAAGTGTTCTTACGCTGGACAACAACAACACAATCCAGATAAACCTCTGGCGTGGGATAGAAGCAAGTCAGGAGACGAATTAGATGCCTTATCTCGGCACTTACTTGAAGCAGGTACTATTGATACCGATGGCATCAGACACTCCGCTAAAGTAGCTTGGAGGGCGTTAGCTAACCTACAAAAGGAGATTGAACAATCTAACGAAGAACATACATCCCTTTAGGCACAGTACGCTCAAGGGCGTATTGAATTGCGTAGCGACTTGCATCAATGCCATGATTCCAAGAATCTCGTGGTATGCTACCCTTCAGTTTCCAAGCATAGTTGTTAAACTCTCGTATTAAATTCACAGAGTCCTTATCTATTATTATATTGTAGTCTTGCATAAGAGCGATGCCTGATAAGATGCTACCTTTCTTTTTTATAGTAGGTGTAATGTTTTTAAGTCCTTTTGTCTTTAACTCTGATATAAGTCGAGGCTCACTATTGTCGCATACAATCAGATTGTTTCCTGCATACCTTCGGCACATCTCAAATATATTAGACGTAGAAAGTCCTGCTTTGTAGAAGTGTTCTTTTATCCAGATAGTCTTTCTAATCTTATCTACCGCAATTTCAGTTAAGACTGAAGCATCTACCGAAAATCCGAAATCAAGTCCAAATATCGTATCATACTCATTATTGAAGTCTCCAATCTCCCAATGAGTAAATACAACTCCTTCTGCTTTCTCAAGCCATCCGCCAAGTATCTGGTGCTTGTACTTCTCTGGTCTACGCTTTTGCATAACCTCCACTTGCTCTACAAAAGATGGAGATAAGTGTTGCTTGTTATCAAGGTAGGTTGTGTGTATGTAGCTTACGTTCTCTTTAACGCCATTGTAACCGTCTGTAATGCCTCTATTCTCAAAGAACCTCTCGTATATCCAATGCTGTTTAGTTGTGGGGTTTAGAATCAATATACAGCGATTCTGTTTGCCTGTTGCCCTTACAGAGTAGTCTATCTTTTCAAACGATTCTTCGTCTGTAAGTTCCTCTGCTTCATCCAAGACAAATGTCGTAACGCCTTGAATAGACTTGAGCTTGGCTGTTTGGTCTCCACTCGCAGTCTTAATACCACTAAACAGAATACTGCTTCCTGTTAGGTTATTTATAATCTCGTTCTTTGTAACAGTAAAGTTTTCAGCTATACCCATCAGTTCAATCTTTTCTAAGAACTCTGGTATAATAGACATGGATGCCGAAGTCATTGTATATCGAGTAAACAGTATGCGATGACCCGTCTCGTATGTTAGAAGCACCAAGAATGTGTTTACGCCAAATGATTTACCAGAACCTCTACCGCCTGTAATTACAAAGTACCTACTAGCATCCTTAAACAAAGGATTGTACTTAGGATTAAGATTTACTTTGTTCATCCTTTATCTCTGTTGCTTCAATATCAATAGTCTCTTCTGGTTGCAGGAAAGATATCACAGGAATATTAACCTCTTGCTTTACGTTAATATCCTTCTGCTCTTTCGGTTTACCATACTTGTATTCCCACAGTAGGCGTAAGTGTGCAAAGGAATCCTTACTCATCTCAGCAAGTGTTTCCCATGCTTTTTTTTCACTTCCAAAGGCTTTCTTCATTGAACCTAATGCAAAGTTCTTTATATCAGCTTCTTTGGCTTTAGGCTTTCTCCCCTGCCCTCTGGACACTCCCTTCATTGCGCCATTATTCCTTCTTCCATCAGAATATGGAACGTGTGGTTTAGTCTCCTTAGGCTCTGGTTTTGGCTTGGTTGGTATTCCTAACTCAGCTTTCTTCTCGTCTGATATTAGACTTCTCTTCTTTTGTCTTGGCATGTTTAAATAATAAAGTTCATACCTAAGTGTTTAAGTGCCTGATTTACTGTGAGTAATATCTAGTCATCAATGTATCAATCTGTTGATTGTAGTACATAATCATATCATCGTTATCCTCTTTCTGTTGTGCCAAAGCTAATTGGTCTTTAAAGTAGGCATACGCCTTTACAAATGTTTTCTTACTTAGTTTCATGTCTTATTGGTATATTGAACCGCTTATTCCTTCAGAGGCATAATAAACCTTTGTCTGTTGGTTTCTCGGTTGTATTTTATTAGATATAGCTTCCTTCAAATCATCTTTCAGTTTCTCAATGTCCTTCTTTAAGTCAGACACCTCTAGTTTAAGCCTCATGTTCTCTTCCTCAAAATCAATCTCTGGCTCACCGCCAAGACCGTAAAATTCATTTCTTATTGAATTATACCTCCTTCTAAACAACTTGTCTTGGGCGTAGTCTATTTCAAATTGATTTATCTGATGCAATACAGTAGTATGGTCTTGCTTTAAGGGTAATGTCTGTCCTATTGAGTGAAGAGACGTTTTCTTGTAAAACTCCCTAAACAATTTGTAATACATTCTTCTGGCAAAAACAACCTCTCTCTTTCTGGTCTTAACACCCATGTTAACACCAGTCTTTTCTTCTACTAATCTTTTAAGATATTCTATCTCCAATTCCATCTAATTCTTTTTTATATTCATTATAAGCCTCCATTGCGCCTTGTATGCACTCATACTGCTCTGTATCTTTAAAGTACTCTATCAAGAACTTAACTTCTTGTAGAAGCAACATTCCCTCTCTTAGTGAGAGTAGTACATCCTCTCGGCACTCTTCTTTAGCTTGTTGATACTCCATCTTTATCTTTATTGACATCCTCTTTAATCAAAGCCTGAACCATTATGTAAACATTGGTTAGTGCCTTCTCTAAAGCGGTTATACGCTGTTCTTGTGTTAGCTTCTTCTTTCTCATTTACGTTATTCTTCAGTTCTTCCGTCTGAGTAGATATATATACCTTCTGTCCAATAAAGTGGGTCAGGAACACCACCGCCAACATCTTCCCGAAGTGTCTTATACATCTCTCTCATCATTTCTTTGTGCTGTTTCTCCCATTCTATTTCTTCTTCTCTAGTCATAATATTCCTTTTATAGTATATTGGTCTATATTCTTTGGCTCATCAGAAAACCAAGTGTTAAATACGCTAACCGCATTATCAACTAATCGTTCTCCTTCATAATAAAACTCTTCGCTCACATTATAGATACCGATATCCTTAGTTTCCTTATCTACGCATAAAAATACAAAATCTTTATAATCTATGCCAAATAAATTGCAATAAATAAATACTTGACTTGCGTAACCATACTTCTTACAGTTGTAAGGAAAGCTACCTTCTGAAAGACCTGTTGTTGTTTTAAGGTCAACAATAGCCCTACCAACATTTAGTGCATCAGCTTTACCTCTAAAAGGCAGGAACATAATGTTTCCGATAGCTGGTTTCTCATATTCTAATCCTTCGATTAACTGAACAGCGTCATTGTTATTGTAAACAGCATCAGATAACCTCATTGTTTCCTCGTACTCTTTTCTGAGGAACGTCATTGGATTATCAGCAAACGCCTCCTTATATATCTTGGTGTTTCGTGTACTGGCATCTATCCAATTAAGATGTCCAAACTTCTCAGGCTCAAATACTGCCAAGTGTAAAAGCCATCCTGTTGTCATGGCACTTGTTCGCTTGTTAGCAAACCTAAGCGACTTAGCGTATGCTTTAGGTGATTTGTTTAAGAGTTTCACACTACTGCTACTCAGGGCATTCTTACCTAAGTACTCATAGTAGAACTCATCGCTATCTTCCATTTGTTTTAAGATAGAATCTTTATCCCAAAACTTTCCGTCTAGTGTAACTATCTGATTACTCATCTATTCTTCTTTTAGCTAGTTCTGGTGCTATAAATTGCATGGGATGAAATTCTTCAAACACTTTGTTTAACGTGTATCTAATCTCCTCTCTGTTCTTCTTACCTTCTTCTGAATACTTCCACTTAGCAAGTTCCATTTCTTCTTGGTAGCTTATTTCCATTCTATCTATCTGCTCAGAGTTAAGAGAACCTCGCTCTCTCATCTTCTGAAATAACTCATTTGTTTTACTCATTTCAATTGTTTTATTAGTAACTTAATTAACTTCTCTATCTTATTTAAAATCCATCTCAAGGGTGTGTCAAGAACATAGTGTAGTATCATTAAGGCACTCTCAAGCATCCAAAATATGAACACTAGAATGATTACAAATACTAACTTCAGTAAGTTTAGGGGGGATAATATAAATCTTAATAACTTGTCCATTTGCTTATTATTTTAAACAAATGTACAAACTATATTTTAATTAACAAAATATAAACAAAAAAAGAGGGTCAATTAAAACCCCCTTTTAACAATAAAAATGTAAACCGAAAAAACTTATTGTGTCCGTAAAAGACATAGCAAATATAATACTATTTTTTATATATGCAACTATTTTTTTGGATTAAAGTTCTCTTTCCATATAGTGTAACATACCGCCATTCTTTGGTCGGCATCTTTGTATTCAGAAGCCATCTTAGCATTGCCTATGCAACGCACTACAAAATCCTTCTGCTTCTCGTATTTCTTTGGTTTAATTAGTGGCATATCAAAACTTGCATTTATAGCAATCCCAATGATTGCCTAGTGTATTTAAGTAATCAACAAATCTGATATTGTTTTTATAAATCCATGTACCGTTATAGTACACCTCTGTAACAACACATCTATTAATAGGAACGTCAATATCATCTTTATCAAAATCATGTTCTACCTTTATAACGCATGATTTACTGGTGTGCCAAGAATTACAAATGCGCTCAAGAAGTATTCTTTGTCCAGTAGGTATCTTAGTTCCTTTATATTTAGATTCAATAAGTATTAGAACCTCGTTGTCAAATTCAAGAACAGCATCAATATCTGAAGGATGTATCTTTCCGTTTTGAACACCTGTAAAATCTAAACCCTGTTTAGTTCTGTTACTATTCCTTATTAAACTCATTGTGTATTTTTAGGAGTTTCTGCTTTACAGGCTTGAAGCAACTGCTACAATTTGTAGGTCTTATTTTATCATTGAATATCCTGTTGTAAACAGAGTACACTTCTTTTACCATGCTTCCGCTAATTGTATTCTTGGCATCTGTAAACAACCATTCTATAATGTCCAACTCTTCATCAGTAGGGGCATTGTACTTCTTGTAAGGGAAGAGGTCGTTTAGCAATTCCTGTCTCTTGTCGCAACCGCAATCGTCTCCCAATACAGCTTTAGCAACCTTATCAATGCCAGTCTTGCGAAACACCTTCTCTACGGTATCTCCAAGTCCTGTTGACTTAATCTCTTGTGATTTCTTTTCTGATGACTTCTTTGGCATTCTTCAATGTATTAAATATACTACTTAAACTTATCTTTGTTTCTCTGGCAATATCCCTCATAGACATACCCCTATGATAATAAAGATTAAAGATACCTTTGTCGTACCAGTACCAATCTTCAACCAGAGTTTCAACTCTCTTAAATAACGCTTCTTCTTTTTGCTTTTCTTCGATAGAATCCAAGCTATCTTCATACATTCCTTCAAAATTATCATCCGTAATCTTATCTGTTGAAAATACGATTGGATTTTTCTTACAACTTGTGTGTGTGTTCGCATAATATAAATTTCTTAACGTAATGTAAATGTAAAAGGTGTTGACCTCAGTATCACTATACATAATCTTTTGAGGCTCTTTAACGTAGTCAAAAATCCTAACAAACATCTCCTGAACAAGCTCCTTTGCCTGTTCACTTGAAATGTCAAAAGACATAGCCATATTATACCAGTCATCATATTTATTTGCTAGTTTTTCTAACAACTCTTCCTTCGTCAACATAATCTATTAAAGTTAATATTTGCTCAATCGAATTGCATACAGCGTAATTACCATTCCAACTCTCTTGAAATTGCACCTCATCAGGTGTTAACCTCTGTTGACTCTTTGTTTTATTTCCGTCTTTCAACTCAATCATATAATTACTATTCCTGTAACCTAGTACTAAGTCTGGCGCACCTCTACCCAACTGATGGGTATGTAAGACTGAAACGCCTAAATCTCTTAATTGTTTTACTACTTCTTTTTGGTTTGCATCTACTCTTGCTTTTTTTCGCATCTTTGAACATCTATATCTTTAAAGGGAGTGTACCCATCAAAGTAATACCTTTGTTCTCTTATGTTAAAATTGATGCCCTCCACATCCTGTGGAATACCAACTAGCTTTTGTTTCTTAATCTTTTGTGAACCAAAGATAACGCTTGTGTCCGAGAAATCCAAAGCACGATTAGGTCTCCATACAAACATCACATTATCTGCCTTATCTGAAAACGTACCGCCACCCTTTATCCTGTTCACATCAGGCTTGTAATACCTGCCACTTTCATCTTTCTGTGGTGTAACTTGATGTGCCACTAAATTTACAGATATATGATTCTCAATAGCAAACCTCTTTAATTCACTCATGAAACGACTTATATATAAATCCTCACGCTCACCTTTGTACATCTTATGCTGTACTGTATTGTATGGGTCAATGATAAGAGAACGTATGCCCTTTGTCTTAACGAGAAACTTTGCCCTGTCAAATATAGAATCCAAGTTAAAGTTCTTTCTTGGGTATATTAAGAAGAAGTGCTTCTTTACAAACTCAATTGCCTCATAATACTCATCCTTTGTCATCTGATTATTCTTGTAGTATGGGTCAGCACTCTTACCAATATACATCTCTACAATGTCATTAAAGAAGTCTTTCATTGGCATATTCTCAGGACTGAACACCCCAAACTTCCAACCATCATGAAACGCCTTAACAGTAGCAAGTTGATTCAATAACAAAGACTTTCCTTCATTCTGATACCCTGTCCATATATTAACCTCTCCCATTCTCCAAGTCCAAGCCTTATCAACGTGAGGAATGTAAGTGCTAGAACCTCTTTCTTGACCATTTTCAAAACCATCAATCATAGACTCAACAACATCATCCACATCAAAGATACCCTCTACTTTGGGTGCTTCAGCCGTTTTAAGACGATTTATGAGACTTTCTTTGCCTTCATTAAGCAAAACCTCATTGGCATCTTTATAGTTCTTTAAATCGACTATTTTACACTTCTCTGCCCCAAAACGTCTAATTAACTCTTTTTGTAGATTCCTTCCGTTATCGTCATTATCTGTTGCAATGTATATTTCAGATGCACTATCAAACACATCATAGCAATTCGTTAGGCACTCCAACTTCTTGTCAATAGATTTATCGCCAACATTGGGTGCGCCCATGTTTACAGAGGTGTGCCAAGTAATACCTGCTACTTCCCAACTCAATGAATCAATCTCTCCTTCACATATAACAATTCTCTTTGCATCTTTTACTCTATCGTAATTGTATATGATTGGTTTCGCATCTTTTGCCTGTGTAAAGAATTTACCATTAATGCCTCGTTTCTTGTAGTTTACAAGTTCTCCATCTTTGATATATGGAAACACAATGTTTCTATCATTATCAGAGGATTCGATTTTGTTTATATCAATGACCTCATCTGTAATACCTCTATCGTTAAGGAATTTACGACCCTTAACTGATATCTTACTCATGTTTGTTTTTAATGGTTTAGTATATTGCTTCATTTCTCTTACTTTTTTTACAGTTCCCTTCCAAGCACACTTGTGGCAGTTATATACACCATCAACAATGTTGATAGACATACAGGTGTCCTTCCAGTTTTCTTTACCTAATTGCTTACATTTTGGGCACTTTACCTTTTGTTGTGTATCGTTTCCCTTCGGTTGAATGCCTAAATCTAAAAATTCTTGTATAAACATTTGGTAGTTTCGTTTTTATTTCGTTTTTTTTACAATTATATAACATGTTACGTATTATAACATGTATCGTATTATAACATGAGTATTAAAGATATATAATATGTATCATATTATAATTCTTTATATAACATGTATCGTTTCGTAACATGTTAATGCTTGTATTGAGGATTGATGTATATTCTACGTTGCTTACCATCATAACCTAAACTCTTTGTTTCCCTGCGAATACAGGCACTTTCCTCAAGCCTCTTTAAGATTCTATATATAGTCCTGTCTGTTAAAGAGAAAACCGCACACAGATGCTTATTTGTCGAAAAACAATATCCCTTTTCCTTTGACAAGGATTTTATGTATGAGAATACTGCCTTTTCAGTAAAGTTTAATTTGCCTAAACCTTCCATATCTACTTTTATGTAATTAGTTTTCATAGCTAAAAAAAGGGGGTCTTGCGACCCCCCTCATGTTTAGTTGAAGGGAAAGTCATCATCGACCTTCACAGCTTCACGCTTTGGTTTGTTGTCCGAAGATGGTTGCCACTCATCAATGTAAACACTATGAGTTTTACCATACAAGTCCGCCTCTTTCTTTTTAGAGACTCCTAATCTTAAATAACGCTCTCCGTTATATTCACTCCAAAAGTCTTTCACTTTGGATTCAGCGATAGAGATGTTTACAATCTCCATTCCGTTTGGTGCTTGTCGACCTGTGCCAACATACTTCTTTTCATTCATAATTTATGTATTTAATAATTGTTCTACTTTTTTACTTACTTTATAATGCTTTCTAATATCTTGCATTGTTTTTCCTGAGTCTAACGCTTTCTTAGCGTTATCAAACTTGCTACCTTTATCTGGCAACCAACTAATATCATCTGCAACAGCATTTGATTTAGTCTCATGTTTGTTAGTCGAATCGGCGTCCTTTGTATCATCTATTAAGAATAAACCATTTAGGGCATACTTTCTAGCGTAAGATGAACTACTACCAAAGCATTGTGCCACGTCCATACCCTTTCTATTAGGGTCAATACCTGCTTGTGCTGAAACCTCAATAACACCTTCAATGTCCTTGAATTGTGCTGTTGATTCAACAAAAGAAAGTCCGTTGTCTAATTCTATAACCTTATCGGAAATAGTCAAGACAACTTTGTGTTCTACGAGTAGAGGTTTTACTGCTTCCAGTATATCCTCACAATTACGGTACTTATATTTACCAAAACTGTTATATTGATTTTTAGGTGCTTTCAGTCTCCCCTGAATGTTCACCAGTTTTTCATATATATTCATAGGGCAAATATATAAATTCCAACTGACATTACAAAATAATATCGAAATTATTGAAGTTATCTTTGTATTTATTGGTTAAAGATAGGCGCATTGCTTTCTGTTCTACATTAGGAATGATAAAGAATCCATTGTATTCATCAAACCATACCGCAAAAAAGTCACATAAATGCTTTGGATAAACGCCACCTTTCCTATGTAAAGTAACTCTAGTGTTGTTATATTCTGGTTCTTTCTGCCTGTTAGTACTAACGTATTTAACTTGAATCTTAAATACTTTACCATGCCTTTCAATTAAACAATCGTAAGCGGAGGCATCTAATAGTGGCATAGATACTTTAAACCCATTCTCCATAGCTCTTGTAGCGAACTTGTATTCTGCAAAACAACCTTTCTGGTTTCTGTCCATTCAACTAATATACAAAAAAAGTGGCAACCTAAAAAAGCTACCACCTTTACGAAACAAAATGAAACAAATGAAAACAGGGATAACCTGAACACTACAAATATACCCTATTAAATTCATAAGGGGGTATTAAATTCATAGAAGTTATTAACGACCTTGCCCCCTGTATTTTTTTTTGTACCCTCTTTGACCCACTGATGCATTCTTTGAGTGTACATTTGGTCTTTTACTCCTAGAGTCTGGAGTATATGCGTTAATTATTTTCTTTGACACTTTTCTTATATTTTTCCCAAGTTCTTCCAACAAAGTACGCACCATAGACAGTAACGAGTAGTGTCTGAAAAATAGGGATATATTCTTTCTGTATTCTAAACTGTCCAATGTTTCCATCGGTAAATGCCAATAAGGTAAACATGACCGTAAGAAATACCAGAGTAAGCGGTCTAATATTCTTCGACAGCCAGCTATCACTTTGCATGTCATATTTCCAACGCTCCGTAACTTGTTGTTGAGCATCTTTATCAGCATCCTCTAATAGTCTTTCAATACGTTCTTTGGCTAATAGCCTTTCCTCATCAGTAGTAGTTAACTTATCTATAACACCACCAATGTCCTTTATAAGACCGCCAGTTATTAGATTAAGTATCTTTTTCATCTAGTAAGTCCAGATAACATTCTTGGGTTTACTTGGGTCAACGTCTATGTGTATAAAATTGCTACCTATACCTATTCTACTAACACCAACAAGTCTTATGGCATTTAACAGTTTAAACCTAGACGATGAATCGGTTACAGCTAAGTCTGCTGCGAAACCTTTTAAATGAGACGAGTTTCTTTTTCCTCCAGCCTCTTTATTTGCCTCCTTAGTCCTGAATCCAGAAGTAATATGTATTGGACTTCCATATATCTCTCTTATTGCGTCTAAAATAGAAAGCAATTTAGGACTCATTTTTTCACCACTTCCTTCTAAGTCTGGTGAATCGAACTCTTCGTATTTAAAGTATCTCATAATAATTATTTTTTATTCTTATTCTTTAACTCGTACCACTTTTGAACTGTATATCCAATTGTAACAACAAGTAAAAGTATTTTAAGGCTATCTTCTAATATATCCATTGTACTAACTGTAATAGCTGATAGGTTTAAAGCATAAAGTTTGAACGAGTTTAAATCCATTTTAGTAAGGTAATCCGTCTATATGTTCTAACTCTTTATCTCTGTTAGTTACATAGTCGGTATGTTTGTCATCTATTTTATTTTCTAATACTTCTTTTTCATCTCCCATAATATCAAAGCACCACTCTAACAAAACATTTTCTGTTAAATCTTCAAAGGGGATAAAGTCATCATCAATACCATTGTACTCATTGGCAATAATATATCTGATTTTCTCAATATGATTAGAAGCTGTTTTAGCATATACACAAGTAACATTAGTAACAAAACCATTGTCCTGCCTTCTTGTTACATTCGTTATTTGCCAGCCGTTTTTCATATTATCGTTTTAGTTATAGAAGTCGGGTTAATTTCCGACTCTATTTGTTGTGATAACTTCTCTTCAATAGAAGATACAAGCTCTTCACCCATAGCGTATTTAGTCCAAGCTACTACTATTTCGTTAGTAAGGTCATTAAAAGGTATAAATTCATCTTCAGGATTATAAGTTACACTCTGAGTACTAATGATATTAGACTGATACGGCTCATCTTGTGAGTCAAGCTCGCTTGAAATACCTGTTACTTCCCAATGCACGTTATAAACTACATTTGTTTCATCACCTTCTGTTGGGTGAACATCTACTGTTCTGCAATTCCAATTATATTCTATTGCCATTTTTTATTTTTTCAATAATTCTACTTGGTTTTTTAACTCGTCAATTTGACTTTGTTGTTCTTTAATTGCTTCTATAAGTACAGCCGTTATGTTCCCGTAAGCTACACTTCTAATGCCATCTTTTTCAGTTACGAGCTCTGGAAGTACTTTTTCGACTTCTTGAGCAATAACACCAAGCTCCTTTCTGTCGTTGCCAATCATATTAAACTCAACGCCTCGTAATTGTTTTACTTTGTCAAGAGCTTCGTCAATGTCTTCTACGTTTTCTTTTAAAACAGCATCTGAATTTTGAGATAGTGAGCCTGTAATTGATAAATTACCAGCTCCGTCAAGGTCTGCTTTTTTCCCGCTTGAAACCCAAAGCTCTAATTCATCAATACTATGGTTGTATCTCACACGTCCTCTTCCTTCAAGACTATCGCTAAACCATAATTCACCTTGACTTAATGAGCCTGATACTATGTTTACGTATGCTCCTGCACTATTTTCAAAAATACCTACCGTATTACTGTTAAAACTAGTAAGTGGACCTGCGTTTTTTCTTACGTGAAGTTTAGAGCTGGGAGCAGTTGTGCCAATTCCTACGTTACCTGCAGAAGTTACTCTAAATCTTTCAGAGTTGTTAGTAGTAATATTAAAAGTGTCACTTGATGGGAATCCTATTTTTGTATTGGTATCACTTTTGTGAGTAATATAATCACCTAACACTATACCAGAATTGGCTTGGAAGTCATCTGACTCACTGTATATAGAATATATACCACCTTGAAAGGTGCCCATACCAACATTAAGAACACCCGTAGAGTTATTAAATGTAAGGTCTGAACTTCCATTAATTTCACTTGATGAATCACCAAAGGCAACTTGTGTATTAGCTATACTGCCTCCAATACCACCACCACTTCCACTAGAGGCTGCTGTAATTCTACCTTGTTGGTCTACCGTAATGTTTGCATTTGTATAATCGCCAAGCGTTACAGAAGTATTAGCTAAATTTAAAGTAGCATTCCCAGATGTTGCGCCACCACTTAAACCTGTTCCAGCTGTTACACCCGTAATATCTCCAGAGTTAGATGTCCACCCTTGGTCGTTATTAAATTGACCTAAGTTAATCTCGCCTATTAGTTTTCTCCTTTCAGCACCACTATCTAACAGAATTAACTCATCATTAACACCACTTACTCCAGTAGTCATATCAGTTAACTCTGATAAATCTAATGAAACTGAAAACGTAGAAGTACCACTTTGATTGGCTGTAAATGTACCAGCCCCGTCAAGACCAGCTGATGTTGATAAATTAAGTGTGCCGTTATTTACTGTTGGTAACGATGCTGAGGTTATAGATCCAGCACCATTAGTTATCTGGTTGTTATTTGTAACATTTGTTGCGTTAGCAGCAATACCGTCTAACTTGTTGTGATGAGTAGTTGACATCACTCCAGCTGCAGAGCCTGTGGCTTCTCCGATAGTAGCGTTAGTGCCGTCAGATGAGTTTACAGTAACAGACGTGGTTGTGGTAGAAGTAGATAGGTTTGTGGTTACGTTTGATACCTTAGAATTGTTAGTCGCTATGTTACCCTCCATAGTATCAAGGTTTACTCCTTGACTTACACTAATATGCCCTAGTTTTGTAATGTTATCAGCCGTCGTAAACTTATGCGTTGTTGCAGAGTCGTCTATATCGTCAGCATCAAGAATGACTGTTCCCTGTTCGCCATTAACGCTATCAACACCCCCAGAACTAGCTCCTATGTTGTTTAATATGGTTGTTTTATCTCCTGAAGATATACTTGTTGCAGCTACCAAACCAGCCGTTACGTTTGTCGCATCAGTAACGTCAGCACTTGCCTCAATACCAGCCAGCTTCGTAGCGTCTGCAGAAGGATATGAGTTCTTTGCAGAGTTAGCTGCAATAGCACTTTCTTGTGCGCCAGATATTGTGTTTGTATTACCTGCCAAAGCCGTAGAAGATGTAGTTCCTAATGCTAAGTTACTTGTACCTGCGCCAATAGTTGACCTCATAGCACTTGCTGAGGTGTCGTCTAAGAGAGTTTTGGCAAAGGTAGATACATCTGCCTCAGGTAATGCTGCATCCGCTTTAGTACCTTGAGCTGCTGTTGCGTAATCTGACGAATCAAATGCTTTTACTTGAGCTAAATTCACAACCTCGCTATCCATTAACGCTCCTGCTGCTGTAACATTAGCTGTATCAGTAACATCTGCATTTTCTTCAATAGTACCTAGTTTAGTAGATGAAGCACTATCAAAACTAATCTTTGCGTTGTTAGTAGTAATATCTGATGCTTGTTGCGCTGTTATGCCTGTCTTGGCGTTGTTGGTTTGTATGTCAGAAGCTTGTTGAGCAGTGATTCCTGTCTTAGCTGTATTGGCTGCAACGGCTGAATTGGCAGAAACTCTAGCGTCTGTGTAATATAGGTTAGTTGAGCCTTCTGTAATATCATCTGTATCAAAGTCAGTAAAGTCAATAGCAATATCATTTGCGTTTGCTGTAATACCTGTGCCACCTGCTACATTTAGTGTTACATCTCCTGTTGTGCCACCACCTGTTAGACCATCTCCTGCTGTTACTGCTGTAATATCTCCACCACCTGAACCGCCTGATGATGAAATGGTTACTGTACCTGCTGCTTCAGTTATACTTACATTACTTCCTGCTGCAAAAGTTAGTGTTTCAGAAGTATCAAGTGTATTACCACCTGCAACAACAGGTCTGCGTGTTACTTTAGCTGTGTTAGCTGTTACATCAGTATTTGCAGATACTCTAGCATCAGTATAATACAAGTTTGTAGAACCTTCAGATAACTCGTCTGTGCTTGTTGGGTTTACTTCTGCACCAGCTTCAATACCAGAAAGCTTATTTGCATCTGCGGTTGGGTAAGTGTTTTTAGCAGTATTAGCTGCTACACTTGTATTCGCAGATACCCTAGCTTCTGTATAGTAAAGATTACTAGAACCCTCTGTTAATCCATCTGTATTTGTCGGGTTAACTTCTGCTCCTGCTGCTATACCATCTAGTTTGTCGTGATGTGCAGTAGACATAACGCCTGCTGCTGTACCACTTGCTTCACTTATAGTAGCATCTGTACCGCCTGAATTTGTTATATCAACAGATGTTGTTGTTGTAGATGTGCCTAAATCAATACTACCTGCACCACCTGATGAAGCAATAGTAACAGTGCCATCAGCTTCTGTAATTGTAACATTACTTCCTGCAGAAAGTGTAAGGCTTTCTGATGTTTCTAGGGTATTACCACCTGCCGTAATTGGTCTACGGGTTACTTTAGCTGTGTTAGCGGTAACAGCTGTTTCAATAGCATCTAAATCAACTGATTGTGTTACAGCAATATGACCAACTTTGGTAGCATCGATAGATGGATAAGTGTTTTTAGCTGTGTTAGTAGCAATATCACTTTCCATTGCGTCAAGGTCTACTGCTTGACTAACTGATATATTACTTAGCTTAGTAATGTTGGTGGCAGTTGTAAACTTATTTGTAGTACCTTCTGTAATATTGTCTGTATCGAACTCACTAAAATCAATAGCCACGTCATTTGCGTTAGCTGTAATACCTGTACCGCCAATAACATCAAGGGTTACGTCTCCTGTTGTTCCGCCCCCAGTTAAACCGCTTCCAGCAGTAACAGCAGTAATGTCTCCACCACCGCCTCCTCCGCCTCCTGAAGAAGATATAGTTACATCTCCACCAGATTCAGTAATCGTAACGTTAGAACCTGCTACAAAAGTTAAATCTTCTGATGAGGCTAAAGTGTTGCCTCCTGCGATAACTGTTCTTCTTGTTACCTTTGCGGTGTTAGCCGTTATTTCGTCTGCTTGAGAAGTAGTTATACCCGTTTTAAGAGTGTTTGCTGCTATTTCAGACGCTTGTGTAGGCGTTATGCCCACTTTAGCTGTATTGTCTACAATTGCATCTGCTTGGACTTGTGTGATACCTGTTTTTAAAGTATTGGCAGCTATTTCGTTAGCTTGTGCCGTTGTTATACCTGTCTTTGCTGTGTTGGCAGCTACTGCACTATTTGCGCTTACTCTAGCATCTGTATAGTAAAGATTAGTACTACCTTCAGATAAGTCATCTGTGTTACTGCTATCTTCATCTAATAATTTGTGCCAAGAACCACTATG